ATGATTTACGATATTTCGCCCACAGAAACCCCGTTCATTTCAAACGCCGCTCGCGGCAAATGCTCATTTACCAAGACTGAGTGGCAGACTGATGTATTGAAGGATGCTACTGCTGCTAACGTGGCTGTTGAAGGTGATGATAACTCTACTGATACAGCGGTTGCTACCGTTCGTCTTGGTAACTATACGCAGATTTCTGATAAGGTGCCTCGTGTATCCGGTACTCAGAATGCTGTTGATTCTGCTGGTAGACGCAACGAGATGTCTTACCAGATTGCCAAGCGTGGTAAAGAACTGAAGCGAGATATTGAGAAGCGCATGAGTTCTGGGCAGGGTGCCGTAATTGGTACGGCTGCTACTGGCCGAGAGGCTGCTGGATTTGGTTGCTTTTGCTGGAACAACAAGACTCGCGTTAGTGGCGCGACTGCTTCTGTTGTCAGTTATGCAACTGGTGGTGTTCCGGTATCTGATGTTATCGCATCAACTGTTCTTACCAATGCTACTTTGACTGAGCAGGATCTCAAAACCACTCTGTCAAACTGCTGGGATGATGGTGGTGATCCTAATATGGTGCTTGTTGGTGCTTGGAACAAGCAGCGTATCTCGACTTTCTCAGGTATTGCTACCCAGTACCGAGATAATCCTCAGGCTGGAGCGGCTACCATTATCGGTGCGGCTGATGTCTATGTTGGAGACTTCAATACGGTGAACATTGTTCCTTCTCGTTTTACTGAGAATGCAATGGTTTATTGTATTGACACCTCGACTATTGAGGTGAAGTATCTGCGTCCTATTCAGATGCAGGAATTGTCGAAGACTGGTGACTCTCAGAGGAAGCTCTTGGTTGCTGAATATACCCTTTGCGTCAGAAGTCCTGATGCTAACGGTATTATCTTGACTACCACAACTTCGTAAGAAGGATGGGGAGGGGGAAACCTCTCCCCTTTTATCTATGGATAAACGATTACTTGATTATGATCCTTTAACTGGGATTTCCACTTATCATTATTATAATGAAGCTACTGATGAAACAACGCTTCAAGAAGTTGCAGACCTGGAGCCTTTACATAAATTCAGACAGGAATTGAGAAAGGATGAGGATGCGACTAAGCAGGGGATTAAAAATGGACAATGGTTATATGCTCAGATACATCCTGTAGAGCAGACAATGTTTCTCAGGAAGTATGGATTTAATGTATTTGCTCCTGGGAGAGCAAAAGAGGTATTGAAGATTATCAATACTGATCCTGATTTCCAACGATGTAAGACAACTACAGGTACTCATGTATAACATGGAAGCTGCGCTTCATGCTTGAAGTTAAAGAGTTAGTTGAAAGTGGGGAATTTCTTGAGGGGTTGCAAAAGCTAGAGCCTTATATGAAGGCAGATCCCATGAACACGATGGGACTGTTTCTTTTGGGACAGATAATGCTTGAGACTGATAAACAGTCAATAGCCTATCCTTTGTATAAGTTAGTTACCCAGCAAGAACCTAAACGTCCAGAAGCATGGATAAACATGGGGAAGGCAGCAGGGGAACTGCATAGATATGAAGAAGAAGAGGTTTTCTTTAAGAAAGCCCTGAAGTTAGCAAAGCAGCAGAACAATGAGAACTGCCTTCATCTTGCTACTCAGAATCTAGGTACTTGTGCGGTTCATTCCTGCAATCCTGATAAAGCAGTGTATTGGGCAAAGAAGGCTCTTGCCTTAAAGGATACTCGGCAATCAAGGATTGATATTGGTTATGCCTATCTCTCAATGCAGAACTTCAAAGAGGGGTGGGAATATTACAATGACGGTATTGGTTTTCAGTTAAACAGAGATAAGCGTCAATACTTCGATGAACCTGAATGGGATGGCTCTCCAGGAAAGAGGCTTATCCTTTATGGTGAACAGGGATTAGGTGACCAGATAGCCTTTGCTGAAGCGGTAAGGGATGTTAGGAAGATGTCTAAGAGCGTCACGCTTCATGTAACCCCTAAACTACCTGGACTCTTAGCGCGTTCCCTTGTTCTGCCTACATTCTCTTATGGTGAAGATGCTGACCAATCTTGGCAGTCTCCTGTAGATGCTTCAGCTTCTATAGCTAGAATCCAGCAGTATGTAAGGGACGATATAGATAAGTTCACTGGCAAGCCTTTCCTTATTGCAGATCCTAATAGACGCATCCAATGGAGAGCCTTGTTTGATTCTATGGGTGATAGGTTAAAGGTTGGGATTGCATGGACTGGTGGTTCCCATCTAACTCAAGAGGTAGCTAGAAGCACTTCCTTGGAAAACCTTCTTCCTATATTAAAGTCGGATGTTGACTGGATATCTTTAGAGTATAACGACAAGTCAGAAGAGATTAATGCTTTTACTGCTAAGCATGGTATTAAGATACATGATTATCCTTGGGCTACTAGAACTAAAGATTACGATGATACGGCAGGTTTGGTTGCTGAGTTGGATTTAGTCATATCCATTCCTACTTCTGTAGTACATCTTGCTGGAGGGTTAGGGATTCCATGTTGGTGTATGGTTCATCCTCATCCTCATTTCATGTTTGGGTTACAGGGTGAGAAGATGCCTCTTTACAAGAGCGTCAAGCTATTTAGACGGGCGAAGGATTGGGATATTTTAGATAATGTTAAGGGGGTTTTAGATGAGTTTATCTTGCGACATCATAATTCCGGTGGGACCGGGGCATTACGATTTACACCAACAAGCGGTAGAGTCGGTGAGGATAGCCTCTTTAAACAAGGGGCCGTTTACTAAGGTAAACATCCAAGTTATTGATGATATGGAGGGGAAGCTAGGAAGAAGTAGGGCAAGGAATCTCGCGGTTGAAGGATGTGAGTCTGAGTGGATATTCTTCTTAGATGCTGATGACAGGATTCATCCGCTTGCTTTCAAGTCTATGCAGTCTTACTACAAGACCAAGGATGCTATCTGGGGGAATGTCCTAGAGATACAGTCAGGTATTTGCGTGTGGAGATATCAGGTTCCTCGGATAGAGTCATATAAGGAGCTTCTGTCCTTTGACCCTTACATGACTATTGGTCCTATGGGGCATTTTGTTAAGACCGAGATAGCCAAGAAACTTCCTTTTGATGAAGACATGGATTGTGGAGAGGATTGGGATTTCTATTTGAGGGAGTGGAAGGATTTCAATTGCATAAAGATTGAAGACCCTATCATTATTAATTACAGGGATGAGCATTCAACTGGGCCAAGGTCTGCAACAGGACAAGACTGGATGGATGTAGTTCATCCTATGCTTCATAAGGCAAGAGAGTCACTGTTACAGGGCAATCAAGTAGAAAGGGATGGTTATTCATTCCCAGAGTATGATTTGTTCTTTAGTAAGAATGACTTTGAGTTAAATCATATTCCTAATTGCCTTAGAGTCTGCAAGGATAAGCGGGTAGCTATAGATTGCGGAGCGCATGTAGGTGGATGGACTAGAGAGTTGTCAGGTCATTTTGAAAAGGTTATAGCTTTTGAGCCTTTCAAGCAGAACTATAATTGTCTTTTAAAGAATATTGAAGGCATAGAGAATGTAGAAGCTATAAATAAAGCAGTTAGTGATGTTTCTACTACTGGAAGCATTAAGAACGATGATGTGTCTAATAGTGGTTCTGGTTACTTAGAAGATGGCAAGGATTTCAAGGTAATTACTTTAGATAGTCTTAAACTAGACAATGTGGACTTTATCAAAATAGATGTTGAGGGGAAGGAACCTGAAGTTCTTAAAGGGGCAATGGATACGATAAAAAGGAATCAACCTGTAATCCTTATAGAGCAGAAAGCAGAAACAGCCAGATTTGGTTATGACCATATGAAAGCTGGAAGGTTCCTTGAGGAAAATGACTATAGATTGGAGGAGGTTCTTAATAAGAACTATCTCTATGTCCCTATAGAAGATGGAGTTTAAGCTTGATTGGGGGGTTCATGCTCTATACAAGTTGATAGAGTGCTATGAATTTCAAACTGTTCTCGATATAGGTTCAGGTGATGAAGAGCATAAACGGTTCTTTGAGTACATGGGGAAGACTGTTACTTCTGTAGACTTTGATAAGGATGCAGATTATACAGGGGATTTCATGGAAATAGATTTCCAGGAAAAGTATGACTTGGTATGGTGCAGTCATGTTCTTGAGCATCAAAGGAATGTAGGGGCTTTCCTTGAGAAGGTATATTCTCTCATTGAAGATAATGGAGTTCTTGCTGTTATCGTTCCTATCCAAAGACCTGAAGTTATTTTAGCTGGGCATGTTACTTCATGGAGTATGTTGAGTCTTTGTTACAATTTAATTCTCTCAGGCTTTGATTGTAGTGAAGCAAGAATGTTAAGCAGTTATGAGATTTCGGTAATAGTTGAAAAGAAGAAAGCGGAAGTAAATCAATTATTCAAGCATTCCGTAATAGGTGAGGATGGAGAAGATCCATTAAGCCCACTAGCTAAATATTTCCCTTGTGAGGTTATTACAGGAACAGAATTAACTATCCCTGGTGGTTGGCATTGGGGAAAGGGATATCCTGATATGCCAAAGCAAGTAACTATCCTGAACAAGAACGACGTTCATCAATCTTTATAGGTTTCGGATTTAGATTATGTCAATATCTACATACAGCGAATTACAGGCTGCGGTTAAGGCTTGGTTAGATAGAACTGATACTGACTTAACAACCCGTATACCTGACTTCATTACCTTGGCAGAGGCTAAACTCAATAGAGACTTGAGAGTGAGGCCGATGAAGGTTGTGGGTAGTGATACGATGTCTTCAGGGACTATATCTCTACCTGCTGACTGGGTTAAATATAAGTCTATCTGGTATAACTATTCCAGTACGAGGGTTGAACTTGAAAACATGTCACCTCAAGAGTTTAACCGATTTGATACTGGGACTACCGCTTATCCTTCTGGTTATTACATTGCTGCAAGTACCGTTTATTTTGGTCCTTCTACCCCTCAATCTGATTTCACAGTAGGGTATATTTATTACCAGAAGATACCTGCTTTGTCGGATTCCGCTACGACTAACTGGCTTCTGACTTCACATCCTGATATTTACCTTTATGGAAGTCTTTTAGAGGCTGC